GCGCTCTTGAATTCGCTTAGTCTGTCCTCGCCAAGAATATCATCCTTACCGACAAGTATTCTTGGAATGTAGTACATGTCCTGTCCGTAGATGGCCAGCGACTCAACGATCAAATCTTCGATAAGATATTGTTCGTTCTTTGTACCATGAGAGAAGTAAACATTACGAGCCATATTATCCCATGAAGAATTCTAGTGGAGCAGCTTTGGACATTAGTTCGTTTTCCAGTTCGTCCACTTCAGATTTACCCTCATCATACAGCTTATCGCCATCGATGGTTACACCACCTGGAAGTTGTAGACCTTGAAATTTCTTAAGGTTAGTGCCCCATTGCTTCTTGAAGAGAGCAGTTGTATAGTGCTTTAACCATGACTCATTGTACAGTCTTGGAAAGGTCGCTGGATCCATTGCTCGATAGCATTCTACAAGGACGTAATCGTTTAAAGCTACATCAGTTTCCCAGTTAATATCAAGATGAAGTCTATTTTGAAAACGATTGAACCTGTATAGTACATGACCATTAAGCGTAAAGTCAAGCAACGCCAAGTGGTTCATTACTGTTTGATAGTAAATGATTGATGTGGAGGTTAGATCATACAGATCGTTCAGACGCAATTGGTATTGAAGATCAAAGATGTTTTTGGAATTACCAGTACCAGTTGTAACAGGGTATACCTTGGTCACACCATAGATTAAATCTGTTATTGGAATATACTTGTTTGCTATATCTGTGGAAGTTATTTGGTGTTTCAGGTAGATTTTCTCGATACCATCTGCATGATATTGTCTCCAATATTCAATGGCTTCGTCAAGACGATCTTCCAGCTGGTCGTCATCTACGTTGATTTCGACCACAGGTGCTCCCAGAGCACGCAGGCAGTATTCTTTTAGTGCTTCTCTTGTTACAGTTGCCATATTTTTATCCCAGTGCGATTGCCATTGCTACAGCTTTATTTAGGGCAACTGTATCTGCAAAAGCAGTCGTTGCGACTTGAGTTGTTACAGTACCAACTGCAGCCGTAGGTGCGATCGGTGTACCAGTCAATGTGGGAGATGTGAGAGACTTATTGGTTAGAGTGGCTGTGGTGTTGATAGCATCAATAAAATTGATGACATTACCAGCTGTCTTATAATACAGTTTTCCATCGGTGTAGTTAAGTGCTAACTCACCATAGTCTAAGTCTGTCGTTAGCGGAACTTTTGCCGCTACTGAAGACCTCTTAACAAAGATTTTATTCGCCATACTCAAACCTTAAAAAAGGAAACAAAGGAAGGGAGTAAAAACTCCCTGTTACTAACTACTTAGTACGTTCCGCCATCGATGTTAAATCCATCAAGAGTAGAAGTTGCAGCACCTGCACCAGTAATGTTAGTTCCAACAAAAATCGCTCCAGAAACACCGAGACCACCTGCCGAAATAACAACAGCACCAGTACTAGTGCTTGAAGAAGCTGTAGCACTGGAGAAAGTAACAATACCAGACTTAGTGTGTGCACCAGAGAATGTTCCTGATAGCGCAGCACCATTAATAGTTGGAGTTGTTAGCGTCTTGTTAGTGAATGTCTCAGTTCCAGCCAGAGTAGCAAGAGTACCACTGGTTGGTAATGTAACTGAAGTGTTGGCAGTTGCAGTAAATGTCTGGGTGAATGCGCCAGCATAAGATACGTTACCTGCCAGTGTTAATGTGTTAGATCCATTATTAACACCAGTACCACCGTAGGTAGCACCAATTAATGTTCCATTCCAAACACCAGTAGTAACAGTGCCAAGAGTGGTAATAGTTGACTGACCAACATAAGTTGAAGCGATGTCAATAGCGTCAGATGCAACGCTAATACGGTTTGTAGTACCAACAGCGTTAATAGTATTACCAGTTTTAGTAAGACCATCACCAGCAGTAATTTGTCCAGCACCAGAGAACTGGCTGAATACAATAGCAGTAGTACCAATGGTAATAGCACCACTATTGGCAACTACGTAACCATTGTCAGCTTGTATAGTACCTTCTTCAACAAAGAAGAATGTTCCTGGAGAAACTTCCGTACCAGGAGAGTTATCAAAGTCAGTTGCACGAGTCCATGCACCACTTGCAACAACGTAAATACCGTTTTGTGAACCAGTAGTCTGATCTTTAACAAGAACACGATCGCCGACAGAAAGGGCAACTCCATCAATTGTTTGTGGACCAGAGAGTGTAATGTTTGCAGTGGTTGCGGCACGAACAGATGCTTTAACATCAAGACCATTGGCAAGACCATCAACATATGCTTTAGTGGTTAGATCAGTAGACTGTGTAGGTTCAGCTGCATTACCGACACGCTTACCGCCAACGTCAACAATACCAGTGCCAGTTGGAACCAAGTTAACACTGTTATTACCAGCTGCGGCATTAACAGTCATGTTGCCAGAAGTGGCAGTAATGCTAGTTGCCAGAGCAGCACCAAGAGTTGGTGTTACTAGAGTTGGGCTAGATGCGAATACTAAAGCACCAGTACCAGTTTCATCAGAGATAACACCTGCCAGTTCAGCAGAAGTAGTTGCAGCAAATGCGCTTAGCTTGTTTGCTACATAAGCAACAGTACCACCAGAACCAAACGCAACAGAAGACGCATCTGTACCAGTGAAGGTTAGAGTATTGCTTGCTGTAAGAGTCTTACCATCAGCAATGGTCAATGTAGCACCAGTTGCTGGCGCAGTGAACGCCACTTTGTTAATACTTGTGGCAGTTGCAACACCAAGAACTGGAGTTACCAAAGTTGGAGTATTAGAGAATACAACAACACCAGTGCCAGTTTCATCAGAGATGGCTGTGGCCAACTGAGCAGAAGTGGTGGTAAATGTATTATTCGCTAAATTGATTGTCTTATTTGTTAGCGTATCTGTAGTTGCTTTACCGACCAATGTATCTGTTGCAACTGGCAGCGTTAGTACGCTGGTGCCAGCTACTGCGCCAGAAAGAACCTGAGTAGTTCCAGAAGTAGAACCTGCAAACGTAATTGCTGTTAAACCAGCAAGAGAAGTAGAGGTTGCACCAAGACTGATTGATGTAGAACCAACAGTTACAGAACTATTTGTAAGCGATCCATTTGCAATATTGGTTAGTGTATTGCTACCGCCAGAGATAGTCTTGTTGGTAAGAGTTTGAGATCCCGTTAGTGTGGCAACAGTAGAATCAATTGCAACAGTGGTAGTATTACCAACATCGGCATTGGTAACAGTAATACCAGTACCAGCTGTAACTGCACCACCAACTGTATCAAAGATAAACTCAGCAAGAGTATCTGTTGTACCGTTAATATAAGGGTTGTTAAGAACTGTTTTACCAGTACCATTTGGTGTAAGAACAATGTTGCCGTTGGTATCGGTAGAACTAATAGTATTGGTGCTACCAGTAAGAGTTAGGTTACCAACATTAATGTTATTGATTTTGCTGCTGGCATCAACAATAAGTGCAGAAGACGCAGTAAGCGTACCTGCTGTATGATCCAAAAGGTCTGTGAAGAATTTACCACCGATAACAAAGTGGTTAGCAGCGTTACCTGAGGTTTCTGTACCTATACCAATGTATAATCTGTCTCCACCATTACTACCATTGTCTGTTAAGGCTGAGTACGCTAGTTCGCCAGCACCCAGTGTCGCTGGATTGCCAGATACCGAACTGCGCTTTATTCTAATTATTGAAGCCATCTTTTATTTCTCCGATTAAAATTCTCCACCTTCCATATTCTGCGCATCTAGCAGAGTGGAGGCAGTCCATTTACTTGTTCCTGTTTTGTATATCAGCAGAGATCCATTGACCAGAGTGCTCGAATCAACATCACCAATAGAAGCTACTGTTGAATCTGGACCAAGAACAGCACTTGATCCTTGAATACCAACTGCAGAAACATATACATTGTTTTGCGAAGTTATGGAAGTAGTGATAAAAGTATCACTGCCAATTTGTGCTGTTATATCACTCATATTTGTGTAATCTCAGGACTAATAACTACGATCCCTTCCAGGACACGAAATTTCTCGGAATTCGCAGTGTTCGTTATTTCAATATCATACAGATAGCGACCAGCTTTTATTGCACTAGATCCTGAGGCAGACAGTTGAAGTCTGACCTGCCCATTAACAGCACTACCATAAATGCTGGATGTAAAACTATACGCTACGGAGGATTGATATGATTTACGTAACTGTGACGCCACAGTATAACCAGTTAGGTTCATCGCTGTTCCGTCTTGATTTCTTAGGGTGACAACCGAGTTAAAGGTTGAACCCTGATCAATATAAAGATTTGTAATTGTCGCCATTCAGAATTCCTCGAGTACCTTCTTATTTATTGTTTTTGTAACTGCCGCTTCCAAACAAAAAATGCCTCCGAGGAGGCATTTCTGCTATGCGTTCCGAAGCAGAATAATTACTCTGCAACTGTCCATGCTGCTGGTAGACCAGAAACAGAGACAGGTGCTTTTTGCGCTGCGATTTGTGTAGCTAAATTTTCTTCAGTTGCAGTAACTACTTCTGCACCAAGGTGATCTTTGACCCAACCAATTACCACTGCTTCAGTTAAGTTAGCGAAAGGGATAAGTGTATCGCCAGCTGTAAGACCTACTGAGCCATAGTTGGTTGCAGCATAAGTTTCTTCGCCAACAGTTTCTGAGGCATTTGCACGCCAGTGAACTGTAGTTACCAGACCATTAGAAGTCTGGCGATCCATTTGTTCGATATTCCATGTGATTGTCATTTTTATTTCCTTTTAAGTTTGTACTACAGATACTGGGGTTGGTCTGTCTGCTGCACTTGTTACCCAACCTTGTTCGAACGCCAACTCGACCATGGCATCTTTGCTACCTGGGATTTGCGTATTTGTTTCTAAACATTTTTGAACAGTTAGCGCAACAATTTCTTCGATTGCAATACGTGCACGTTCATGGACTGCATTATCAATCCAATCTTGCTGAGAAAAAGCAGCAAAACTAAGTGCTTTGTCTTCTGCTGTTGAAAGTGTGATTGTATAAGTTTTCATTATTTTCCTTTAACCTAATAAGTAAATTGCCATTCCTGAATATGCATAGCCATTAGAACCATGCATTGCGCCTGAGCCTTCAACTTTGGCGTCAATATAGTCGTTAGCTGTTAAGAAAACTACACTGGAATCTGCGGTACTTGTACCACTGGTACCATTACACCTAGTATTTACAACAGTACTGCCATTTTTATAAATTGCTACTTCAATATTTGTTCCAACAGCTATTGCTCGTATGCTGCAAAGGTAATATCCCGTAACTGGTGCAGTAAATCTATATGTAGAAGTATTCCAATGATTACCAACATTATGAATGACTTGATTATAAGGAATTGGATATGTTTGAGCATTCACATCACCTGCAGTTCTTCCCACAACAACTAGTGGTTGATTTTGCTTTGTCACTCGACCGCTGGAGTCGATACGCATGCGTTCTAATCTAGAACCACCACCACGAGTTCCAAAAGCCAATGCTGATTCTCCATCAGCAGTGCGTATTGCCGAGATGGCTGCATCTCCGTTGTTTCCTACTGCAAATTGAATTCCTGTGTAGGCTCCAATAGTTGCACTAGCATTGTTTATGTAGTAATGAAGGGATGATGTTTCAAAATCCGAAGTTGAATACACTGTGTTTGAATCTAATCTAGTTTTGAAACGTCTTCCACTAGATGTGTCACCAACAATCAAGTTACCACTAGCATCCAGCGTCATTGCTTGGGTGAAGGTGATGGCGTTTCCTGCTGTGCCTGATGGGGCGGTGTACCAAATGTGTTGACCCGCACCTTGAATGTACTCTGAGGCAAATCCATTAGTTAAATAAATACGATTTGAACCATTAAAATAGCCGTTGTTGGTATAAAAACTAGATGAGTTGCCACTTGTAGATGACCACAAGGAAGTTGTACCACCAATCTGTAAAGCTCTAAATCCTGACCAAGCACTCGGAGTA